CGTTGTAAATACGAAAACTCGTTCCAGTATGCGTATATTTTAACGCTTCATCCTCGGCGATCAACCCCATACCGAAACCCCACAACTCGTCATCTGCGTTAATTCCGTTTTTTTGAATGTCTTGCGTTGTGCCGACGGATTCGGCGAATGGTATATCGGTTGTTTCAAACGACAACTCACCAAACCCGTATTTATACGTTTGTTCAATATCAAACGAATTTACCAACCGTACTAAATACCGTTTGCCTCCGACATACTTATTGTCGCCGGTTTGAAAAATACCACGTCGCAATTCGCGAACATAAAATGGTTCCGTATCTACCGTCAACTCGAACAATAAATCGCGAAGCAACGGAAAGTCGAGTAGATCATTTGCTTTAAAGTAAAAAGGCACGCTAATTGCTCGCGTGCCGTAAGTAGCGCCCATATTAACGCGCCCGTGACGTCCTTCTATTTCGCTATATGTCGGAAGTATTTCGATTGATCCGACGACAAAATCACGAACGATTATGTCATAGTCGCTTAATCTAAATGTCTTTCCGTTTTGTTTCGTTATTTCAACGTCCATTAACCGAAATACCTCCTTATCGTAGCATCAACCGCATTTCCTTCGTTCACATAACCGCGAACAAGATGGCCGACACGTTCTCCGTCCATTACGATTGTCATACCGTCAAGTGATCGTTCTAACCGATCAATCGCAGCCGCTAGTATTTCGTCGCGCGAATCAACGTCGACTGTTCCGTTTACTGCGCTAGATAACGAACCATAAACGCCTGTAGGTGTCGAGTAAGCAAGCGACATTCTTGGTACGTCAGGCGTTGCCCATTTAGCCATTTGTTCGGCTGCGCTAATTACGTCATTTTTCATTCGTTGAATGCCCGCGATAAGTCCTAACGGCAAATATTTACCGACCTCATCGCGCATAAGACGAGACGGCGAGTGTATGCCGAAAAAACTTTTAATCGACTTTAAGACACTGTCTGTAAATCCGCCGATTTTTCCAATTATCCAGTCTTTAACGGAATTAATACCGTTCCACAAACCTTTGATTAAATCTGCACCGACATTAAACATATCGCCAACTTTATCGCCGATAGCGCCAGCCAATTTCTTGACCAAATCCCAACCAAGCGACAGCAGCTCCGGAATTAATTTCGTTATACCGTCAAGTAATGCAAGTAAAATTTTTCCTCCTGCTGCAATTATTTTCGGCAAGTTGTCGATTAACGCGCCAGCCAGCTTTACGATGAGCGTTAAACCTGCTTTAAGTAGTTGTGGCAGAATCTTCATAATTCCTTCGATTAGCGCCGTCAACACCTTAATGCCCGCATCAATAATCTTCGGCAAGTTCGCAATTAATGCGCCAAATAACGCTAAAATAAGCATGATTCCGGTGTTAATTAACTGTGGTAAAATCGAAATAATTCCGTTAATTAGCGCGTCGAGTATTTTAATACCCGCGTCAATAATTTTCGGCAGGTTGTCAACAACCGCCTGTACAATCGTCAATATAATTGACAATACTGCATCAATAATCGCCGGTATAAGCGTAATAATCCCCTCAATAAGTGCAGTTATTATCGTAATTCCCGCTGTGATAATACGTGGTAAATTTTCTGCAATCACGCTTAAAATCGTCGTGACTAACGTCAAAATTGCATTTACAATCAACGGCAATGAGTTAACAATTCCGTTTAATAGGTTTGTCAAAACGGTTACGCCAGCTTGAACAAATTGTGGGAAAAACTGTGCAAGCGTCGTTATCAACGTTGTTACAATCGTGATAACTACCGGCAAGATTAGTGGAATTGCCGTCGTCAGACCTTCGATTAGTTTCGTTAGCACATCAACACCCGACTGCACAAACATTGGCAAATACGTAGTTATCGCGGTTATGACATTAGTTATAACCGCTGTAATACCGTTAAGCAGAGCTGGCAAATTCTGTTGCATACCTTCAGCAATTGCTGGAAGAAATCTCGCGCCGGTCAAAATCAATGCTGGGATACCGCCGACTAAAAAGCTAATAATTGTCGGCACCAATTGACCGAACATGTTGGCAACTCCGCTGAAGTCGCCGCTAAATGCCCGCGAAATAACATCGGCCAAACTTTCAAAAAATGGCACGACTCTTGTATTTACAAGTTCGACAAACACGTTTTTTAGTTTCGTCAACACTTCGCCTGCTTTTACAACACCTGACACAAACGCGCCTTTTAGTATTCCCCAAATCTTATCAATTGACGAGCGGAACGGCTCGGAGTGTTTGTATAACGCAACAAAAACAGCAACTAAGGCGCCTAAGGCGATAACAGCAAGGCTAATCGGGTTCGTTAAAAATGCGAACAAGCCGCCAACTACTTTTAATTTTCCGCCTAGTTTCGTCAGAAACGGCAATAACGGCGCAATGGACATCATAAACAAGCCAATTCCGGCGGCAACCGCTCCCACAACGGCAATAAATCCAGTCAGCGTCGTAAGCACTAACGCCGCAACCGATATAAACTTCTGTAATTTCGGCGGTGCATTATTAAACGCCTCAATCAGCTTGGTTATCCATTCCACAAAGCGTTGTATGATAGGTGCTAAATGATCGCCGATTATTATTTGCATAGTTTCAAACGCGCCGTTCATCTGCTCAATTGCGCCACCGAGACCACCCATCATTTGTTCTGCGGCTTTTTGCGATGCTCCTGCCGAATTTTCTAACGACTTCGTCATAGCGTCAATCTTATCAGGACCTGCCGACACTAGCGCCATCATACCAGATACGGCTTCCGTTCCGAATATAGCCGCTAATGTTGACGCCTTTTGAGCGTCCGTATAGCCGTCCATTGCCTTTGAAAGATCTCCGATAATTTCGCTTAATGACTTCATATTGCCGTTGTTGTCCGTTACTTTTACGCCTAACTCGTCTAATGCGTTCGCCGCTTGTTTAGGCGGATTTACTAAACGGAGTAATGACGCACGAAGCGCTGTTCCCGCTTGTTCTCCTGCTAGACCATTATCGACCATGATACCGACCGCAGCCGCTAAATCTTCAATTGAATACCCAAGTTGTGCCGCAGGTCCGGCCGCATATTTGAACGCATATTGCATGTCTACAATGCCTGCCGCTGACTGATTAGCCGCTTGCGCTAATACGTCAGCAACTCTCGTAGCTTCGCTTGCTTCTAATCCGAAAGCATTTAACGCGGAAGATACGGTATCAGCCGTTAGCGCCAAATCCTCGCCAGACGCTTCTGCTGCCGCAATTATCCCCGGCATGGCGGCAATTATTTGATTAGCGTCGTATCCTTTCGCCGCCATTTCCGTCATAGCCGTCGCTACTTCGCTTGCACTTTTAGTCGTAGATGCACCGAGATCAAGCGCCGTTTGTCTAAGCGCGTCAAATTCTTCCGATGTTGCTCCGGCGATTGCGCCTGCTCTACGCATAGCTGTGTCGAAATCTACGGATGTTTGTACCGCTTGTTTCAACGGAAGTGCAATACCGGTCGCAATTGCGCCGAACGACATCGCAATTCCGCCAGCAGTGTCGCGCAAACCTTTTCCGAAATTGTTCATTCGCGTGCCAAAATCGGACACTTCTTGTTTCGCTCTCCCCATCTCACGCGCGAGATCGCTTATGTCTGCGCCAACTCGGACTGTAATATTTTCTTCCAAGCCGTCACCCCCTCCGTTCTGTTCTCAACGTCGAAAGCCATGCGTTGATTTCGTCAACTTCTTTTCTTCGTTCATTTATCGTCTTTTTGTCGTGAGTTTGTTCGTTAGGCCGCTTGAACAAATCCGTTAATTTCGGTCGTTTTTCACGATGTGCTTTTTCGATCATAAGCGCCTGAACTGCCATCCGCTCATAATCGTCATATCGTCGTTCATTTTCCGCTTTCATAAGAATCTCAAATTCGCGCGGTGTTAGCGATTTTACTTCGTGTGGTTTTAGCGATAAATAACGCCAACCGTTAAATATCGCCTGTTCGTATTCGTCGCTTATTTCAGAAGTTGTTCCATTGCTTTCTTCGCTTCTTTGTTCTCTTTCAGCAGTTTGTCGACCGTCTTCTTGTAGAAAAAACTATTCGTAACAATTTCGTTAGACAATTTAACAATTCCGTCGAGATCGAGTTTTTCGTTTTGAATCGCTTCGTCAATTGCTTTTTCGACGTCTTTTAATGCGAAATTTTCGCCAGTGTGGAACAGTGCAGCATGAATAACGTGCGGGAAAGTGTTGAGGTCGCCCATAATCGCTTTTCCGATGACTTCAAAAGAACCGCCGTCAAATAAGTCGTTTAAGTATTTTACACTTTCAAACGTTAGTTTTAATTCATACTCTTTTCCGTTTATTTCAAAACGTGCCATGCGTTATTACCTCCGTCGTTATTTTAGTAAAGAAAAGACGGGCGATTGCCCGCCGTTAATTAATCAATAGTTGTTGCTCCTGCTGGAACTTCCGTCAATGTCTCATTCGTTGTGCTTCCGACAAGTGTTGCTTCAAACGAGAATGTTGCATTTTCTTCGTCGGGGTATTCGAATTCAAGCGAAGAAATCATGTATTTCCCGACTTCCGCCTCTTTCGTATCAGTGTTAATTTCGAGAATTTCAGCAAATTTCTTGTTTTTAATGCAATCTCTCAAATGTTCAAGCGCAGGATCATCTATCCCAACTAAGCCTTCGAAAGAAATCGATTCAGTGACGGCTCCATAATCCACACCGTCAATGTCCTTCGTATTTACTTCAATTTCATCCGCTTCATACGAACGACCGCCCGTTGTTTGATAAAGAACGCGCAAAATTTGTTGTTGAGATTGTTCGTCGGTAAAACGGACTGCATAGACAATTTTTTCGCCTTTTAAAACCGGCATTTATTAGTCACTCCTTCGTTTTTGTTTCGATGTTTTGAACAAACACGTCAAAATAAACACGGTGGTATTGAGATTTTTCTGTGATGTCATCTACCGGCATAGGAACGATACGCTCGACAGTGCAATTAAAAAAGCCAACCGATGGAAATCCCGGCTGGCTCGTATCAAGCAACGCAAAATTATCGTAAAGAAAAATTTTACGTACATTTTCTTGTAATTTCGCCCGTTCTGCGGCTGTTTTTGCGAATAATCCGACTTGAAAACGGTATATCGTTTCGACTGCTTCGCGTTGTTTCGCAAGTATTGTTATATCGTCTTGCATTTGTTCGATTATTAAAAACGGCTTTTGCGTTTCGTCCGGCAACGTCACGCCGTCGAAAATCCAAATAACGCGTAAACCTGTTTTCTGCTCTAGGTGACGTATGATTGACGCCTGAATATCGTACTGCAAATTCGTCACCCTTTCGTTATTCGATTGCGTATTGCTTCTCGGTATTTCGTTCGATTATTCCAAATCGCTTTACGCACGAAACCTTTTTTCGATTTATGCTCATATTCTTGCCGTGTTGCGTACGGCAAGTTTGAACCCCATTCCCACGCAATTTCTTCGCCTTCTGCTTTTTTCGGCGACGACGAAATCGAATTTTTTAATGCTCCGGTATCAACCGGTGCCATTTCTGCGGATTCACTCGCCATTTTCCGAGCGTATGTTTCCGTTATTTTTTCGAGATCACGTTTCGCAGGCTCTCCGCCTGTTTCGGCGAACTTTTTTAATACATCATCAATCCCGAAAACTTGTACGTTGAGTTTGCGTGCCATTACGAAATCACCCGCCCTAATACTTCAATACGATTGATTTCGCCGATACCTTTTTTGTCGATAGCGAGAATCTCGTAATGCTTGTTGTCATATTTAATGCGCTCAATTTTATCAACAATGTCGGCAACGTCATCGATCGCAATCGAAAGCCAAATGTCGCCATCTTCGACTTCTATTCCGTTTTCCAATCGTCGATCAGCGCCTGCTCCGGTTGCCGACGAAATCTCAGTGACTACGCTTTGTACCGTTCGACTGACTTCCGTTTCTCCAATTGGCTCGTTCGTAAACGGGTCGCGTTCGGTGACGTCCTTGTACTTTACGATGATTGTTGACGTGCGATTCGCGACCAGTTCCGCACGATTCGCCTTTATCCATACAGCATCATATTCGGTTAGCAACGTAATCACCTCCTATAAGTACTCGTCTTTTAGAACCGGAACAATGAACGCTGAGCACTGCGGGTGTGGCGAGTAAATTTCGGTATCAGTCGGTTTAAAAATTCCGCGTCCTTTGCCATATCGATCTTCTCGTGCTAACTCATAACAACGGTGTTGCTGATGTCGAGGGTGACGGCTTCCGTTTTCAACAATACGCACCCAATCCGCAACTTCGCTTCGTTCAATACTCATTGCGTTGGCGGTGCGGTACGCTGTATTGGTTTCGGTTATGACTAAGCGTCTAATCATCCACGTTTGATTATCGACAATTTGACGAATGTTCCGTATCATCGTGCTTACTGATTCGCCGCGTATAATGTCCGCACGCAGTTGCGTTGCAATAGCGTCACGAATTTCGCCTGACACGTTCCAAATACGATCGGACAGTTTTAAACCGTCATCGGCAACTCGTGACGTCACGGCTTCGACGACATTACGATTTATTTGTGCGACGCCAGACGAAATCAGCTCGACACCTATAACCGTTTCCGTTGCACTGTTTAATTGCTCGATTGCGAAACCGGCTGATTCTTCGATTATGTCGTTTAGTGCTGCCGTTCCGTATTGGCGTAATTGTCGCTCAATCATGTCTAGTTCGCGCAATAATCGCATAAGACGTTGTCGTTTGATTGTGCCGTCGCTTTCAGCGAAATTGGCTAGCAAATCGGCAACGTTACTACGAATACGACTGATTTCCTTTATGGCAAATTCGACTTGCTTTTCGGTGAGTTTATCATGCTCGGCTGCGATACGGCGAAATAATTCGTTTAGTTCGGTTTGATTACTCATCGGCCGTCAACTCTTTTCGGCGCTATTGTTCGCGAACCACCTCCATCACGGTAATAACGGTATTGGCGATATGCGTCGAGGGAAAGTCGCAAATATTTCTCGTAAATGTCCGACTTATCAACGCTTTCTTCACCATCCGTGTATTTGAAATACCGTGCTGCGTCCGTCGCAATTACCCGACAACCGATTGAAAACGCTAAATACAAAATAGCGCTATCATCGTTCGAATTTTCGCCTTCTTTAAGTCCTGATTCCGTCTGTGCTTCGGCAATCCAATCGGCTATATCCGCCGAAGTGACGCCCGGCACATTGCGGAATCGTTTTTGTAGTCGGTCAGATATAGCCAATTAGCGCCACCTCCGTTATTTTTTAGCTGTTGTTGCTCGTTTCGCAGTCGGTTTTGGCGATTCTTCAACACATCTTACGTCCGCTAATTTTTCAAGAACTTCAATCTCCGCTTTATCTTCGGTTTTATAAACACCGTCGCGGAAAGAACGAGGCTTTCCGTCGACATAAAATGTTAGTTCAGCGTATTTTGATTCAAATGTTGCCACGATACCACTCCTTCATTAACCGAGATTTTTCAAACGAGCATGTGCTTTTTCTTGAACAAATTCAAGCGTATATTCGCCGACAACTGTTCCAGTTACATAGTCGCCTTTGTCACCAAGATATTTGTGGAAGAACGCGCGTTCTTGTAATGGGCGAATTGCCATGCGATTAGTGTCTACGATATACAACTCGTCTGCGCCTAAGTTGTTGTTAAGAACGATTTCGAATTGCCCGAAATCAGACACGAAATAATCGGCTACAGAACCGCGACCATTGTCTTGACGCTCTAAACGAATTTCAGAACTGTTGAAATTAGAAATAGCGCGTTTTTGTTTTGCTGGAACCATGATTACATAATTGCCTCCGCCAGCAAAACCGCCTTTTTCATAAATTTTTTGTGCAGCGTCATTAATCATAACGTCAGTTAAAGCTTCTCCACTAGCGTCAGTTACGTTAGTTTGAATGAAAGAACGAATACCGCTCATTTGACGAATTTGACCGCTTTCGTATTTAACACCGTTGATTAACGCTTTTTCAAGTTGAAGAGCGAGTTCTAATTGTTTCTTTTGTTTTTCGTATTCGTAAATATTGGAGATTCCGTATTGGGTTACGGATTGGGCAGTACCGGAAATTTCGATTGTGTCGTCAAAAATTTGAGTTAAGTTCGATTTACGAACGCGTGCTTTATAACGTGCAGCGCGAGCGTCTGCGCCCTCAACCCCTTCGACAAACTGAACTTCTACTTTTGCGCCGTCAGCGATTTCAGCCGCAGTAGTTCCGGCATATCCACGAGTTACCGTTAAATCGTTTCCGGAAACGGCTGTTACTAGCAACAACTCTTCGCCGATTTTAATTACTTGGTTAGCGCGGAAAGGTTCAGCGTTAGCAACAGTGATTGTTGTATCTGTCGCTAATTTAGCACCATTTACTACAGATTCATAACTAATCATTTCATCTTCAAACCATACGTGCTCGACTTGTGTTACTGGATTAGAAAATCCAAGCAAATTAATTAGAGGTGTTTGGTGTGGATTAAGTAATAAAATCTCATCAACAACAGATTCTTTTTTACCTACTAAACTAGCATCATAAATTTTAGCCATGAAAAATTTCCCCCTTAAAAATGTTTTTGAAAATTAAAATGACGCCTTAATCGGCGCCTATTCTTATAATCCGAGTTCCTTTTTCAGTTGTGCGTAAGCAATTTTATCTTCGATCTTACCGCTTCTCTTCGCTTTTTCCGCTAATTCTTGTAATTTACGTTTCGCTTGCTCTTGCGTACCTTCGCGTTTAGCCTCATATTGACCTGGCGTAGGGTCTGCATACTCATTACCACCAAATAAATAAGGCTTTGCTTTTTTCAACGTTTCTATCGCTTCTTTTACACCTTTAACATTACCATCTTCGTCTACTTCAACCGTAGACAAATCCGCTAACACAAACGCGTCATCGATCGCTTCTTTACGAACGCCTAGCTCTTTAGCTAACACTTTAAATTCCGCTTTGATTAGGCGTTGATTTGCGCTTTCAAGCGTTTTGTTTTTCACTTCTTCCGCCTCTTGCGCCTTCTTTTGGAGTTCCGCAAGTTCCGCTTGTAAACGTTCAAGTTCGCTCATTTCCGCTTTCTTACGTTCTTCTTCGGATTTTTCGAATTCAGCTAATTTCGCTTTCAACTCGTCATAATCAGCGTACTTTTTACGCTCGCGCTCAAGGCGTTTTTTCACGATTTCATCTACTTTCGATTGTGGAACGAAAGTTTCGTCTTGTTGTTCTTTTTCTTCTTCATGTTGCGTTTTTTCCTCGTGTTGTGTTTCATTTTCGACATTTTCGTTCTTAATTTCCTCGCTCATTTACGATACCTCCCCGTTTAAAGCCCGTCGGCTGTTAATTTCGTTAACCGTTTAGTTTAACGTCTTAACGTTCGGACAGTATTTAGTCAGTGCCCGAGTACGGGTCGCTTTCTTTACGAATCAGCTTACGTTCTGCGAGAATTTCCATCAGTTTCGCTTCTGGATTCTCAACGCCTTTACGCGCTAATGCGCCTTTAATAGATTCTAAATCGCTCGCCATTTCCGTTGTTAATCTGTTAATTAATTCCGCCTGATCTTCCGGTAACGGTAAACGGAAATGAACCGTGTTGTCGTAATTGTCGTCAATTAAATCGACTAAATCTCGGTCATAAGCGAATTTTGGGTCGTCCTTGCGTGCTTTCATATAACGCAAAATATATTCGTTGATTAATTGTAATCGTGACTTCCACACAACCCATGACCGTTGTGTTTTCGAAATAATTGAACTAAACAGCAACTTAACCGCCATGTCGTTAATACCGCCAACGTTCATTTCGGCTGTATTCACGCTCGGCACTTCCGCGATTTTGTGAAGGTTCGCGTATAAACGGTCAAGATAAGCTTCCGCCGCTTCCTTAAACTTGAAATTTGATTCGAGTTTTTTCGCGTCAGGTCGCTCGCCTTCAAGCAAACCACCAGCGCCTTGTAAGTTCCACATCGCACCAGGCGCAACCTGTAAGCCTTTGTCGTTATCGACATTCATGAGCAACGTTATCGCGAACATTTCGAAACGAATTGCGTCAGAGTAGTCCGATAGTTTTTTATTTATTTCGTCCGCAATTTCCGCCCATTTCTCGATTTCCGAATAACCTCGATTCATGCCCGTTAGGCGCTCGTTCGGAATTTCAACAACCGGAATAAAGTTAAGCCCCATTTTAGAACGGTTAATACGCATATCATCGAGCCAAATGTCGTTGTTTTCGTCAATTTCGTAAACTGCTTCCGTGAGATAACACTCATAATCGCCTTTGTCCTCGTCCCACTCGAGAACGAACGATTGTTTCCACATTTTGCGCGAATCGTTGTCGAGGTAATGAATGAAATGTACTTCCTCGAGCAATTCTTCGTCCTCGTGGTTGTATCGTGCGATTACCTCGAAGTCAGGTCGGAATACAATGCGAAACTTGCCCGTACGCTTGTCGTAAACAATTTTCGCCCAAACGGTGCCGGCGATTTTACGGTCTTTTGCGGCTTCGAGTAATTTTTCGTGCGTCCGGTTGTCCTTATGAACCCAGTTAAGCAACTGTTCTTTCGCCGCAGCCCGTCGGTTCTCGGCGTCTTGTTCGGGGCTTGGTGTATACCCTTCCGACACCATATCGACCGGATCATCGATTACGTCAGGCTCGACTTCCCATTTCGGTTCCATTTCGAATTCCCACGCTGCCATTGTGTCGATTAATAATCGGTCAAAGTTTATCGTTAATAGCGTCGGGTCGTAGTCCAAGTCGTCTGGTTTTTTATAGTCGCGCCAAACTTGCTGACCTTCATAACGCTCGTATAGCCGAATAACGCGAGCAATTCGCTCCATTTCGTCAACGCCAATCCATTCTTGATCCGGTCGCAACCAAGGCATTGTTTCGTTGATTATATTCACGTGACTAACGACCTCCTTTCGTACAAAATAAAAAGTCAGCATAACCTGCTGACTTTGTTTTATTACCGTTTTGATATTCTAAATAGCCTATTAATCCAAACTAATACGCTTTTGCCGAATTAACGTAGTCTTTTAGCCGACGTTGTTATTACTCTGTTAGGCGTCTTTGCTGCGGTATAAGCCATATGCACCGCGTCTGGTCCATCGTCATTAACCCGTTTACCGCCATCGTACAACTCGAACTGTTCAAGTAATAAACTATGTTCTTTGCGGAATCGTAGTTTGCCGCTTTGAATATCGGGGGCCAAACTCTCGATACGTAATTGTTTACGCATACGCTGTTTTATTTGCTTTAAGCGTGTATTGGCCGGATAACCGTTTCGCAGCAAATCCTCAGCTAATTTTTCAGCGAAGAACTCCTGCGCCATTTGAGCTTCGACAGCGATTACTTCGTATTGATATTTTTGCGCTAGGTTTACGACTTCTTTTATGAGCGCATCAGGCTTACAACGCTCGATAAAAGCGTCGACGACATAACACACTCCGGTATCGATGTTTTTAGCGATTGTTATAATCGCCGAATAGTCGCCACGCTCCTTACCTAAAGCCATGTCCACGCCACAGTAATAGCGTAAAGGCTTACCAATCAAGTCGCTTTCCGTGAAATACGTAAACATTTCCAACGGGAATACCTGAGTTTCTGTATCGATAGGATTCCCCATAAATTCTTGTGAGAATGCCTTACTACCTGCTTCAACTTTTATTTTCATTAAATCAAGGTAGGAATATCGTTCGTGCCATAACACTTTTGTTCCACGAATCATTTCATCTTCATTTTCTTTGTAAAATGTGTCAGCTCGTTCTACCGCATCGGGGCTGTCCTCTCGGTAAATTCGTTCCCACTCCGCCCATAAATCCGGTCGCTCTGACCACGATATGATTGCCGGAAACTTACGAGAAACGAAGTCTTTACGCTCTTTGATGACGTAATCAAGCAAACAGTTATAGGCGACAATTGTCCCAATATATATACAAACACCGTTTTGCGCCAAAGCTGGCATTAACTCTTCGCGGAACCACCTCTTTGATTTTTCGATAAGCTCAGTAGTATTAGTATTATCGCGACTTTCGAGATCATCGAGGATGTATAGGTCAGGCCGTGAATTACCATGCCTCATACCACGTACCTGTGTTCCTGTACCTTTTGCCTCGACTTTCGTACCGCTCAACGTCACGAACTCGTATTTGTTATCTACTTCGTTCATAGACTTTTTCGTGTGCAGCAAAACTCCGAAATCTTCTCGAAGTTTCTCGTTCAAGCGAAGTTGGTTCGCTGTCCACGATATAAAGTCGCCGGCCATGTCTGTTGTTTCCGAACAAACAACGATATAACGCCGCAACCGATAAACGACTTGATGGCAGACATAACCGTTCGATGTGTATGCCGTTTTCGCGGTACCGCGCGCTGTACACCACGCCTTATGACGTGTGTCAACGCCTTTGGTAATGTCGTCTAATAAACTACACAACTCGCGGTGAAATTCCGCTGCGTTTTCATACGTAATGCCAGCCGGAATTAAGTTATCGGGATTACTTGGATTACGTTCTTCGGAAAAGTATTCGTGCATGAAGTACAGAAAATCGTACTCGGCGCGGTGAACACGTTCTAACTTTTCAAGCAACGTCAAATTCGCTTCCAGCCGGTCGAGATCGTAGTCAACCGCTTTATTCGTTTCGATCAACCGGCGAATCAGGTTGTTTTCTTCGCGAAGTTCGTTTATTAGTCGTTCACGCGCCGGTCGATCGAGCCATTTACCGTCTACAAACGCCAAACTACTCGCCGTCCTTTTCCTTTTCGCCTAAACGCGCAAGTAACGCCGCTTTACGCTCTTCGAACGACTGGCTGTCGCGATTATCGTTAAGTGTGATTTCGGTTTTGTCGTCAAGATCGCCGACGCGCTTCAAGAACAATTCGATTCCTTTCATCGAACCGCGCGAAATACCGTCGATTAGTTTTTTGTAAACGAACGGCAAATACGTGTTGACGTACGTGCTGGCAACGTAATTTTTATAAGCGATAAAGTTTTCGTCGCCCGTTTCCCATCGATGTAGCGTCATGCGTGAGACGCCGACTTCCGCAGCGATTTCCTCTTTCGTTTTACGCTCGTCCTTATCGGTAAAATCGTATTCAACGAGTAAGACCGCCGCTTCCTTTTGGCCGGGCTTTAGTTTCGTTTCGTCGTATTGAAATCGTTGCATAATACGTCCTCCTTTCGTGGAATAAAATAACGGATGGCAACGTAGCCGCTCCGCTTAACCCTCGAGTTATGAAATTTTGTAAGAAATGTTTCGGGCTCAGGGCGCCAGGCTCGAAAAACCGATAGGGGGGGCTATTTCGGCGAACATGCGTTCGTTGCATATCGATGTATCGTATATTCATCGCTAATTTACATAATAACTTTTATGTAATATACAAGCGATGAATAAACGTTGATATAACGCCATTTCACAAAGTTACGTGAATTATCGTTTATGCACGATTTTATACAAACGTTGATATGACGCTAGTTGCGGCGCATTTGCGAGTTTGTGAATCGGTTATCGAGTGCATAAATTTCGAATTCGAGATAACGCCAACCCCTCGAGTTTTCGGCGGTCTGTCCGTCGTGAACGCGTTGCCCGGTGAAATCGACCGTTCTCGTAACGGACAAACACGCGACTATTCCGATAAGCTTCATTATTATAAGGGCGAATAGGCAGCGTGTTACATCGGCACGGAAAAAGGCGGCCAAATGTGGCGCGCCTAACGTTTGTTTTTATATATACTTCTTCGAATAATCTTTCATATAATTTCTTCTGCGACAATATCATATTAGTATTATTCGCGACAAGTATATGAGCGTTAGCGAATATACTTGCGCAAAGTATTTATAAGTCTTTATATAATAAATATTTATATAATAAATCTTTATACTGCACGGTTTTAGTGAGTTGCACTCACGGAATCCGTGCGTCGTACTCACCGATTTAGTGAGTTGTCAAAGCCATTCGGATAATTCCTCGATTTCGCCTGCGTCATCTGTTCGTGTATCATTCGACTTAATATTACGCTCTAACAATTTCCGTTCACGTTCCGCATATTGTGCGCACTCAATCGGATATTTCGCCACAAATTCTTTTTCGTTTGTAATCGGGGTATAAACGTAATAAATATCGTTGCTGCCAACGCGTTCTTTATGTCGTGGCACACACCGAATTAACTCGTACTTCTCAAGTACTTTCGCTAAGGCAGCCGGTTTGTTAATACCGCAGTTTAACCGCAAAGCAAGTTCCGCTTTCGTCGGGAACGCGTAACCTTTTTCCGCGTTCCAATACGACATAAGCACGATATACATTAACGCGTGATCCGGCTTAAAGTCCGGTAGTCGCGTATACAGTTCGAATAAAGCGTTATGAATCTTCGTAAAATTGTCCGTTGGTTCAAACGGTTTAACCATTAACGATCATCCCTTCCAGTTTATAAGATTTCAACTTAACGTATTAAATTAACGGTTTGGATTATTCGCTGTATATGTCGCTAACAAACGCTCGAATTCAGGCGTGCGCTTATACTGCCAAAACTTACGCATTGTATTTTCGTTGAGACCTGCGCAAATATAACGTTGACCATTCGTGCGTAAGAACTCATGTAAATTCGGCGAGTAACAATAAAAGAACTCGTTATTCATTCGACTTACCTCCGATATACTCGTAAATTGATTTAACTACCGCATGCCCACGTTCTTTACCTACGCTGTTTATACAACTACGAAAAGTGTCCGTAGGTAAATCCGGTATAATGCGATCTAATTCGTTTAACATTCGTTCTAATTCTTCACGCTTTCTCATATGTTCAATAAACTCGTCTTGTGTGCGTGTTCCCTTTTTAGCGTTGCACGAAAAACATAAAAGCTGTAGATTGCTTTCGTCGTTTGTTCCGCCTCTTTTTAGTGGAATTATGTGATCGATGGCGTAGTCTTTACTCTCGCTTGTCAACCCCGACTTTCCGCAATAAGCACAGGTAAAGTTAAACTTTTCCGCAATTTTCCGCTTAAAAGAGTCGCTAAAATGTTTTCGATTTGTTTTCATTCGATTTACCTCCACGTCAATTTAAATTAAAAAGCCCGCCAATTTGGCGAGCAATTAGACCTTTTCATATATAGCGCAGACATTTCGCGATAAAGTAAGCCGTTTTCAATCATTTCGCGTAAAATATGGAAATATTACGTTACACTTCGTTGTCTTGCGTCAGCTTCCGTATCCCACACGTTTTCCAACCGCTGATTCGCGATCTTAACGTATTCAGGTTCGATTTCGAAGCCGATAAAGTTGCGGTTAAGTTTCGCGGACGCAACTAATGTCGATCCGGTTCCCGCGAAGCCGTCAAAAACAGTACCGCCTTCATCGCTACTATTCTTGATGAATTTCGATAATAGTTCGATAGGTTTCTCGGTTGGGTGTGTTAGTTTTAATGACGGAACCTTATCGCAATCAATTACGTCAGGCATTCGTTTTTCGCGTAAAATTGATCGTCCTTTATGTCCGAAAAGAACGAATTCATGTTTCGGTGCGTATGCACCCTTTAAATCGCCACTGCCGTGATTGTTTTTGTTCCAAACGATAATATTTTTAAGTTTAAAGCGCCTTTCAAATTCCGTTTTAAAAAAGTCGACATTATGCCAGCTACAAAATACGTATATCGCGGTGTCGTTCTTTAATATCCGGTAGCATTCCGCTAAATACTTTTTTATCAAATCGTGTGAATCTACGTCATTCGCGATGTGCTTAAATTTTTCGTTCTTAACGCGTCGATTACTTCTATAATTCATAAGATATGGCGGATCAGTAACGATTAAATCAACGCTATCGTCCGGCAACAAACGCATGCCTTCGATACAATCCATTTGATATATTCGGTTTAATTCGAGACTTCCTATTAACTGTTTCGTCATTTATTCCGCCTCCCTCTCACACTTCGACCCATTTTCCGTCTATCCACTCGTCAACTCTATAAATCTCGTAATTCTCGGCAATATAGGTGTCCAATTCTTCCTCCGTAGAAAACTCCTTTACGTAAATTCCTTTGTACTTTTCGTATATCCTCACTCGAATCATTCCGCATTCCCCCATTTCCCTCTCGATTTATAACTCCGATCCATATACGCATTCTCCGCCTTGCTTCGCTTCCTCCGCGTCGGCTTTTCGTGCTTTTGTCCGCCATTGGCGAGGTATTCAAGAGGCGCCATGCCGACTTCGTGTCTTTCGATTTCCTCGCGCTGCCTTTCGCTGTGTACCGGATATTCGGTGTTGCGCGTTTTCCATGGCGTTGCGTCTGTTACCTCCTCGTACAAACAAAGCGTCGCTAGCCGGTCAAGCTGTGTTGGGTCAGGCCGACGGCCAGTTGCGGCAATGTACTCGTCTGTTAGCCGTTCGATTGCGGCGAACCGGTCAGCGCGCGGTAACTTTCCCGCCTTTGTTTGCGTCCAAAGTTCGTTGATTCGTACGTTGAATTGATCGAAATTCATTCCACGTCAGTCCTTTCCGTTTATTAACGATTGCTTTAATTCGTTTACTTTTTCGCGAACCCACTCATCTTTTACATCTAATCGATCTAACGCCACTAACACGCCAATCCGTTCAACTGTACGATTGTCAACATCGTGGCTCTGCGCCCACCATTCGCGAAGTTTCGGTTTAAAGTCTTGAATTAACGTAATATAAGCTGTTTCGTATCCGTTAATGTGAAGGCCCCAACCTATCGGAGATACTACGTTCCAAACGAAATCCTCAACGGCTTGTGTCGACTTAAACCGATCGTGTAAATCTGATTCGATTAATCGTTCAAGCCACGATTCGCAAGCGATGTAATAACATAACCTTGCGTCCGTTTTTGGTGGTCGTTTTAGTATCGTTTGAGAACGTGACCATTCTAACGCTTTATTAATAACGTTGCCCACGTGATCTTTATTAAAGTTTTTAAACGTTATTTCAGCGTCAATTAACGCTTTCAATTCGTTGAAATATCGTTTCGTTTTTGTCACTTAACCGTCCTCCATTACGTCGCTTATTGCGTACCCTTCGCCCATTCTCGCCCACACTTCGTACACACGCGCCACCTTCGCCGTTGCCACCGTAACCAGCCGATTGACGGTTTGCTTGCTGGCGCCCATCCGCTCGCCCGCTTCCACCTGCGATAAGTCGTCGAAATACACTAGCGTAAGTGCCTCACGCTGCCTTTCGGTCAAGCCGGCCTTTTCGATCGCAGTCGTCAAGTCAACGAGCAAGATAACTGCGTCATAATCGCCGTCATATTGCCGTTCAACTAACGCGTGATAGTCGCGTAATAAGCGTTTCACGCCATCTGGATTATCGAGTGCGTAGCGTTGTTCAAGTGCCCGTTCTTTTGCGTTAGTATCGATCGGTAATCGCCTCCTTCCGTTTTACATAACCCTTTTCAATCCACGATTGACGCGGAAAGTACTCTGTTGCTCCTTCCGTTAAAAAGCCCGTTGGTACTGTTTCGCCTGCTTTTCGGTCTGGCTTTTTGGCTTCGGCTCTTTCCGTCCATACCCATGGATTATGCTTTTGCAAATTGAACCGCCACCTTTCGCTTGATTTTCGTTTAAAAATCGATTATACTTATCGTAAAATATCAGGAGGTGTACGTTTGAAAAAGGAATATAGCGATATGCTTGACGGTTTCGAGTTCGTGCCTGCTGACGGCGCACCGTTTATTACGCTCGACAATCAGCGTCGCTTTTACATAAATAGAACCGCGCGGAAACTATTGGGCGTCAAACCATACGACCGCCTTGCCGTTGCTTTTCGTGCGGACAACAAAGCGCTTGCCATCGTCAAGCCCGGCGTAATTGACGACATTCATGCCGATTTAGCACAATACGTAATTGACAAACGTTACTACATGTCGGCAAAGCGATTCGTTAAGCAACATCCGTTTCCGATCGAAGAAGCACCGTACAAATTCGCGTATGATCGCGGTTCAAGCGACGGGAAAGTGTTTATTTTTCGGTTAGCATCGGAATAAGTCGTTTGGCTATCGCTTCCACAACGTTTACAGTAACCGCATTGCCCGCCATTTTATAAAGCTGACTGTTCGAAATGCCGGCAGTGACCAGCTTGTCGAACTCGCTGTCGGGGAAGCCTTGTAAACGGAAGCACTCGCGCGGTGTGAGTTTGCGGATGCGGTAGCGCGGGTGCTGACCGATTGCCACGCCGTGCCTGTCTTGCGCTGTTAACGTGAAAGATTCTTCGCCGTCATCTTTAAATCGACGCCCATTTTGTCGTTTTTCTAGTCGGTCAGGCGTAAGAACAGGACGTACTTCTTCAACGACATGCGTCCGGCGTCCTTTTCCAACGTTGCCCGGCGCTGTGCCTTTCGTGTAATTAGCGTCAATACAACACGAGATTCCGTCGCCTTTCGTAAATTGTTCGATTTGTGGTTCGGCGATTTTCTGCTCACGACCGCCGCCGCTTACTACTGTAATAGTCGGCGCGATACCGTCCGTAGAATAAACGCGGTTCATTTGATCGTTTCCGTAGTGATTGAGGTTTCCGTGAATTATCGGTTCAGCAACCTTCTTCTCACGTTGTTCTAACTGAGCCACCAACTTCGCCGTTTTCTCTTCGCTCAAATAATACTTTTCATCAACGTTATCTTCGAGAATATCACGCAACCTTGTCGTCACTTCCGTTTGTGGCGGCCAATCGAAGTTGAACGTTTTAACACCGTCTAACTGCGCTATTCTTCGCTTAGCTTTCGCAACAACGTTAATTCCCTCGATTTTCCACGGTTCGGGCGTTATTAAATCGTCACGAATCGCTATAATGAAAATACGTTCTCTATTTTGCGGAACTCCGAAATATTTCGAGTTCAGTACGTTAAAACCAACGGTATAACCAATATCACATAACGTTTGAATAATTGTATCTAACGTTTTTCCTTTATCGTGTGAAATTAATCCTTTTACGTTTTCGAGAAGCAATGCGTTAGGTTGCTTCTCGGAAGCAATGCGCGCTACTTCGAAAAACAGTGTACCTCGCGTGTCCTCGAAACCAAGCCGTTTGCCTGCTACCGAAAACGCTTGACAAGGGAAACCTGCGACAAGCAAATCGTGATCGGGCACATCCACCGCCTTTACCTTCGTAATATCTCCTACCGTCTCATGTCCATAAAGCGTTTCATACGCTAAATTCGCGTACTTGTCGATTTCGCTTGCCATTACGCACTTACCACCGAGTTTGTTCAACGCCTGTTCGAATCCGCCTACTCCGCTGAATAATGAAACGTAAGTGAACGTCAATGTACCACCTCCGCCAGTATTCGATCAATCTTCGCGCATAATTCGTCAACCGTCCCGTCATTCGCTACTTCGTAATCAACCTCGAACGAATCGACGAAAGTTTCTGTTTCGTGCGCCAAGTCCGCTTCGGTAAAGTCATCGCCGACTTTCCGCGCACGTTCCAACCGCAATTCATCTGGCGCAGTAATACGCACAAATACAAAGCCTTCTCGTTTCAGCCGGTCATATTCGTTTTGTTGCCGCACGTCCTCGATCAAAACCCGCAAGGGGGCGTTGCATTGATTATGCGCCAAATACTCGTCAACCTTTCGCATGGTTGCGTCAATCCACACGTTTTCGTCAATCGTTGCCCGCGCCCATTGACCGAACGCCTGATAATAGGCGCGTGGTTTCGGTTGTCGCGGTATTTGCGGAAAAGCACGGTGAAACGAATTCTTGAGCGCATCGCCAAAGGCAAACGGTTGGAAGTCGTGCATAAGCGACAAGTAGCCGGCAACTAACGACTTGCCTGAACGAAGTTTGCCGCAAAGTGCTAGTTTGATTGGCGGTTTATTCATCGCCTTTCACCGCTTTTATAAGCGTTAGTAACGGTTGTGTGCGTTCGTCTAGTACATCAACATTTTCGCGCAAAGATTTAACGTCAATGTAAATCTGCTCGATATCCAATCGGTGATTATGCGACTGATGGCGCAACTCTTTGTTTTCGCGTTCCAACTCCGCCACTCGTCGCGCTAAATTAGCGAGTAGGTCGAGGACGGATTCGGACGCTTCGGTTGTTTTCGGCAAGATGTTGGTCTCTTCGTCTTGCTCAACGGGTTCCAACACGAGATATTGAAAATGGTAAATAGCGCCTTTTTCACCTAAATCATACGGATTTAATAAGCCGCCGAACGTATCCCCGTCTGTTTCGATGATTTCAACTATTTCGCCGACATTTCTATATACTAACGAAACGTTTGCTTCAACAACGATAACCTTTTCGCCGACTTTGGCCTTGCGGTCGACTAGGCGGTAACGAATGTAATCCCATTTTCCGTGCTCGTACGTTTCTTTAATGCGGACGATGTCGGTTGGTTCGATCGTTTGATATTCGTCTATATCGATTAGGTCAAACTTTCCGCAGTAAACGCCACCGTCTTCGTCTGCTTTCGTAACTGTCATGACGGTACCTTTCGTGTAATTATCTCCGAACTGAAAATCGCTAGGGTCGGTGATAACGATTTTGTCGCCGACATTTGCTGTGCGGTCAACCTCGACAAACTCGCGTAACACTCCGCCCAAGTTTTCGTCATGCAACACGTGAATTTTGCTCATTCCGATTCCTCCGTTCTCATAAATCCGAAATCATTATCACGCAACACCTGTGCTAATACGTTACCCACCCGTATAACTAAATCTTCGTCATGATCGTCATAACCAGCTTCAAAAAACATAGCGTGCAGTAATTCGTGTGCGATAACGTTATGTTTTCGTTCTTTACTTAAATCAGCGTCTATTTCGATGACACAATCGTCATACGTTACTTGGCCGTATAAATCGTATTTTTCAGACAACCCATCGACTTCATTGACGATATAATCAACCGAACCAACTCGAAATTTCAATCTGATTCCTCCTTCACTAACTCGCCGATAGATACCGGAAAGTGCGGTTTGACAAGTTCGTAAACGGCTTCCGCGTATTCTTGTATTTCCTTCTGTGCATCATGTGCCAGCCGCTGATTCAAGAAATGCGCTATCGATTGAAGCGAAGCTGTCCAGTACCAACGAACGTACATGCCATAAGCAGGAAGGAATAAGCGTGCTTGTTCGGCGCAAATTCCGTTGTGTAACGCTTGTTCGTATAAATCTTCACCTAACTTTACGTAGTTCATTAGTGCTTTCGTATGTTGTTCGCCTATTTTGATGTCTATAGGTTCACCACTGCCTTGCTTCGAGTTTTCCGGCGCCGACCGCCATTCGTCAGCTTTCGGAATGTAAAACGCAGGATATTCGGTAATATAACGCCGTGAACTTTCGTTCCAGGCGTCCATTACGTGATCGCTTCCGACAACGTACTTCCACCATTGGCGCGCAACCATTAACGGCGCGTAAACTTCGAATTGTAAAATAGCGTGTCGGAAAGGAGACGTATGTCCTTCGCGTGCCAAGAACTTAATAAGGCGAATGTCGCGCTCGGTTAATTCTTTCGATTCTTTGTCGTAGCTAACACGCGCCGAGTTCGCGACTGTTAAATCGGAACCCATTACGTTTACTAGGCGTACATATCCGTTGTCTAAAACGTTAATCATTCGTTGTTCGTTCATTCGTGTCTCTCCTTCACAAATTCACCTTTTCGTGATTTTCGATGACAATTCGTCAAACTACTTAACACCCGAACTACCGAATCCGCCTTCGCCGCGCTCTGTTTCGTCTAATTCGTCAACCTCGACAAAATCAGCCTGCTCGACCGGTTTGATTACCGCTTGTGCGATGCGATCGCCTTTACGAATCAGGTACGTATCGTTTGGGTACATTTCGCCGTCTGTACGATAATCTAAACCGTCAATATATGTTAGATATTGCGATTCATTACCGCACGGGTCTTCCGCAATATTATCGACAATCACACCGATTTCGCCACGGTAGCCCGCATCCACCGTACCAAGCACGACGCGTAATTTCGTCCGCAGGCTAATTCCGCTGCGTGGGCGCACTTGCAATTCGTAGCCCGACGGCAATTCAAACGCCAAGCCTGTGCGGACTAACTTCGTTTCGCCCGGTTCTATAATCGTGTCTTCAACTGCGACCAAATCAAATCCGGCATCGCCTTCGTGTGCGTATTTCGGTATGACTGCGTCAGGGTGTATGCGTTTGATTTTAACGTTCACTTTCATTCCCCCTCGCTTCCAATTCCGCAAATTCCGGCGCCATCTCGTGATTTCGCAAAATATCCTCAACGATTTCCACGACCGGATGGCGCTGAACTTCCGTTAAGTTAATATGATCGAAATATTCGTATGCTTCTCGCTCATATAAACCGGCAAGCAACCGGTAAAGCCCATTCGTTTTCGTGTTCCGTAGTTTCGTGTTGTCAATTTGCGCGAAGTTACCGATAAAAACAAATTTCGAACCAATTGTCGGTCTTGTTGCGATCGCTGCGATTGTATGAACGTCGAGGTTCTGCGCTTCATCTAGCATGAGAAATGCGTGATTGATTGATCGTCCACGAATCGTTTGAATCGAATCGAAAAATATCTTTCGTTTGTCGTCGTCGCCTTCCGCAAAGTATTTCTTTAATTCGCTAGGTTTGGCGGTCATAACTTCGAGATTATCCATAAATGGTGCGACGAACGGATAAGTCTTTTCGTTTAAGTCGCCCGGCAATGCGCCAACGTCCATGCCTAACTGCGTTTGAAGTCGTGTGTAAATCAATTTGCGGTAGCGTCGCGTTTCAATCGTATGTTCCAGCCCAACTGCTTGTGCGATTAATGATTTGCCGGTGCCTGCCGGTCCAGTTAGAAACGTAAAAGGCTTGTCGTTAATCAACGCATGCATGGCTCGTTTTTGTGCGTCATTTTTCGCCGATATTCCGAAAAACGCCAATCAGTTTACCTCCCTCACGTTTCCTTTTTCGTCAAAGTAAAACCCGTTGCGCTCGGCAATGCGTTCAACCTCCGAATAGTCTGGCTCGCGACTGTCGGCAATAATCGCCAGCAGTCGCTTGAAATCCTGTTTAATGCGTGAGTTGCG